TTGCCAATTCGGGTTCTGTCCTGTTGAAACATTACCCCAAGTTGGTGATTGTGCGCTAGTAATATTTTGCCAATTTGGATTCTGGTTGTCATCAACCTCACCCCAAACAAGGACTGTTCCTACCGCACCTGTTGCATCTACACCCGTAACTATGACGTCTGCATCGGCCTTGGCGACTACGGAATTGAGCCTTGATTGCCCCATAACGCCTGTCGCGTATACGGTCATACCAACCGCGACAAAGACGTTACCCGTAGAACCAGTGGCAGACAGACCTGCCGTCGGGACGATTGCGTCACCGGAGATAGATACGGTTCCAGTTCTACCTGTAGCGCTTACCCCTATCGGGTAGATGTTAGCCTCGGCGACAATGCTAACCGAGCCTACGCTGCCAGTGGCGGATAGCCCTGACGGATATACGTTTGCAGCCGCGTCAACGGTAACACTATCTAGTGCTATCGTCCCCGCTACGCCCGTTACCGACACATTTGCGTCGGCGGTTACAGTGACTGTGCCTAGCACGCTGGTCGCTTCAACACCAGTCGGCTCAACCACAGCCCCTGCGCTTACGTCTACAGTCCCTACAGCACCTGTGGCTTCAACACCAGTCGGGAAGACATTTGCTTCCGCGACAATCGCTACAGTTCCTGTTTCCCCAGTAGCTTCTACGCCAGATGGGAAGACGTTTGCTTCTGCGACAACACTTACCGAACCAACACTGCCAGTGGCCTCAAGGCCAGACGGCTGAACGGTAGCTGCGCCGCTAACAGAAACAGTACCAACTGCCCCTGTCGTAGATACACCAGTGGGGAATACAGTACACCCCAGCGATACATCAACGGTGCCAGTGGCACCCGTAGCCTGAACGCCATCAACTTCGACAACGATAAGGTCCGTACCCCAAGAGCCTTGGCCCCAAGCGGTAGCACCCCACCCTATGTATGTAGTTGATGACGCCATCTACCCACCCTACGCGATCCTGATAATGGCGTTCGACGCATCCGCAGTCGGGAACTGGATCGTAAAATCGCCCGCTGTAGAAGTCTTGTCGGAACCAAAATCAAGAACCGCTACTGCTGGATTCGTTGCACCGTCAGCGTGATAAATCAACGCCCCACGAGCCGTAATCGTTGCCGTAGCCCAAGTCGTGTCGGCGAAATCTAGGTACGCAGTGGTACCAGAAGACGTCGGAGCCACAACGGTTAGCGTGTTACCACCCGCAGTATAGCCCGTACCGGACACTTCATTGGTTGCACTATACGCGGTCGTTGCTGCGCCAAGCGTAGCAGACGAGGTGTACAGAGCGATCTTAAAAACCTGCGACGTATCCGAGCTAAAGTCCATCTCACCATCGAGAAGGGCTTTCTTGAATGACGTGCACATTGCCTGAGTAATTGCCATTTCTAGCCTCCTATTCTACTTCCATTCTGAACTGCCCAGAGCGGTAAGTATCTTCACGAAGTTTGCCGTCGCCAAGCATTTTCAGCAGTTTCAGCGATTGCACATACAAGCGCTCATACATCTGCACAACGTCAGGTTCGCCCTTCATGAAGCGGATTGCTTCAATAAGAGCGCCGTTAAGTAGTGCAGAGTCAAACTCATCGCCAAGCCAAGTCGTACCCGCCGTGACGATGGATTCAGGATAATACCCGTAGTGCAGTTCCATCTCGTAAGCTGCATCGGGGGTAGGCCCCAGAATGAACGAGTTATCATCAAAATACGCGTAGTGTTTCGGCAAACCTTGCGACGAAGCACTAGGATACGCTTCCCGAATAAAGTTTACGTCTTTATTCAGGAGGTAGTGGTAATCGCCGCTACCATCCACGACCGCTAGCGAGTACGTCCACAAGAAGTCAGTCGGCATCCCGAGATACTTAATACCCGACGTCAATGCGCCCGTAACGTTCTTACGCAGTGCAGGTATCTGAACAGTATTGTAGATTTTCTGCTCGGCCTGCTGAGTGAACATAGCGAGCTGATCGTCAGTGAACGTGTTCTCAGTGACGTCTTCAATGTTGGTTTTCAGCTCGGTATAGTTCATACGTTACGCCATCGGTCCACGGGCTTTAGTGCCCTTCGTTGCACATCCGGTGCCGCGTACTTTAACGCCGCCACCCTTCGCCATCTTCATCTTCTGCATTTTGGCCTTAGCAGGTTTAGCCACTTTTTTGCGCATTTTGACACTCCTATGTAATGTTTACCGTAACTGTACCTACAAATCCAGTCCCTACAACGGACTTCATTGGTAGGATAAGAGCACGGCTCTGAGCATATTGATTGGAATCAGGGCGCGGGTCTCGCAACGCTTGCGGGTCGTGTACTGGAAACTCACCCAATTTTAGCTGTGGGTGGTCTGGACTCCAGCACTCTCGGCAGGCTTTGAGATTGGTATCTCGCCCTTTTTCAATCAAATTCCGCAGTTCACGTAGTCTGTAAGTAAACCCGCAAACGTCACATACGCCTAACGCTTTCTGGCTCGATGCAAATTGAGTTGCCATGTTAAATCCTCATTGCACGAGGCACGAACCGCGCCGGAGTCTTCTCCCTGTCTTCGCCAGCAGCAAGCATGAATTGCTCTTCATACGCCTGCTTCAACATAGGGATACGTTCCGCCAACTGTGGGTCTTTCATGGCGATGTAATACGCCAGTCCAGCCACCAAGCAGGGGAGGAACCTAAAGTTCATGTCAGCGGTCTGTACACCGCTTCCTGCGTCCTCGATACGGCGCATCCGCCAGTAACGGAACACATAGTTATTCGAGTCAGGGACGGGCCACACGTTAATCTTAGGGGCGTCGCGTAGACGCTCGATCCAAACTTGTATTGGCCTGCCCTGTGATAACTTGTTTGGAATCGAAGCGTAAGTACTTACGCTAATACGAGTTATCGTAAGATCAGATTGTGTTGAAACGTTACCTTGACCTGTACGAATTACTTGTTCGAGCAAATCAATGGTATCGGCTGGTAACGTGTATTCAGACGTGCCAGCAACCAGATTGATCGACCCTTCGTCGATGGTCCATAGGTTGATGCCACGGTTCTGCCATTCAATAGTCAGAAGGTTCATGGAACGACGAGCGGTACGCAGGTCGTAACCCGAACGCATCTCACGGCCCGCACGTTCCCACGCTTCTTCAGCGATCTCCGTGAAGTCCATGTTGAATGCGGTGGTACCTGATGTCGTCATTTCTTAGTCTTCCGCTTTGCAGGAGACACCCGCCGTGGTTTACCCGCAGGTTGCCCCAATCGTTTCTTCTCGGTGATTTTCTTGCTCTTCTCGGAAGAACTCATTTCACCGCTAGTCTTAGGGGTCTTGCTCGACACGCGTTTTGTAGGTCTACAGTACGGAGTCCCGCGCTTTTCCCCTTCTTTGCGACCGCAAGCCTTACCAGTACGCACGTCTTTCCAGTCCTCTTTGAACCAGCGTTTGAGTGCCGCACCTTTAGCTGTCTTGCGTACCGCCATTATTTAGTCCCTTTATTACCCCAGTTTTTCGCGCCGACCTTACGGCACTTCGCAATAGCCCCAGAAGCATAGGCGGACGGGAAAACCTTGTACCGCGATTTGACCTTGCTGTAGCAAGCGTCTTTCACCGCACCGCCTTTTTTGTAGCTTTTGCCGCTACAACAATCACAGCCGCAGGAGCTATTGCGATAGTAACTGCGCATTAGGAACCCTTCATCTTCACCATTTTGCACTGGCGAACTGCGCCACCGCGAGCCATGCCGCAGCCACGGACTTTGCCGCCGGACTTGTAGCCTGACTTAGCCATGCCGCCCTGCTTCATCATGCGACGTGGTGCACCTGCACCCGTACCCATGACGGCATCCGCCGCACGGCGACGGCGAGCGTTGCCTGCCATCATTTGACGAGGAGCGGCTTCTTCAGGCTCCATCATCGGCTTTTTCGGCGCGGGCATAGCACGCTTGCCGCCCATCATCATCTCACCACGAGGGTCAGACATGCCGACCATACGGCCTTGTTGATATTTTTTCGTTTTCATGAATTCTTCTCCTACACTTTGGGGAACCCCGACCTTCTTAGCGAATGCCGGATTGTTTGCGACTGCCGCCATGAACTTGCGCTGTTTTTTGGACTTTGCAGGCATGACGTCACCATTTCACCTTATCCGCCCAGTAAGCCGCGCTCATTTTGCCCTTGGCAATGTTCTTGCCGTGGCGGGCCTTGAACGACTTACGTTTGGCTTTCATACGGGCAGATTCGCCCTGTTTCGGCTTACCAGCGGTGCTAGCACCCTGCTCGCCAAAGCGAATTACCTTCTCTTTGCCCCCCTCACACGCCTTAACAACGTGCGATTTTTTGGGGTGCGAAGGCGTACGACGCGGCTTGTTACAAGCCATGCCAGCTTTATCAACTCGCCCGCCTGCCTTGTAATATCGCCGCATACCGCCTCCTAGCTATAGAAGACCGTAATGGCGTCGATATTTGTTGCTGCCGAGATGTAGACATCTGTCTCGCAACGCAAGCCATTATCGGGGATGTTGATGGAGTGGGAATCAGACGCAAGGAAGTCAATATCCAGCACCGTAGCCCCACCATTGCCGTTGGTAATGGTCAAACGACCAGCCCCAGTGGCATTGGTAAGCACTTGGACCTGACGTACGCGTGCAGGTCCTACCGCAAGGGAGCCAGTGCCAGTGACGCGTTTTGCGCGGACGTCAGATAGCATGGATTAGCCCTCCTTTTTCTTAGAGGATTTTTTAGCCGTAGTCGGCTTAGGCTCTTCCTTTTTCATGGGAGTGCCGTCCGCGTTCAAGCCACGGGCCTTCAGTTCTTCGGCTGAAGGGGGAGCGAAACGATTACTCATAGTTCACCCCCTTACGATGCTGCGATGGTGCCGCCAGTATCCGAACGCTTCCAGTTAGTACCGTCAGAGAACGCCAGAATAGCGGAGCCAGCCGCACCGTCAGACACGTAAACAAGTGTGCCTGCACCTGCCGAAGAGGCAGACGGAGCAGTCGCTACAGTGTAGGTTGGAACTTTGATGTCGCCGATGAAACCGTTGGTCGAAGTCACGGGACCGGAGAAAGTGGTATTTGCCATGTGTCACCTCTTGCACAAGGATTCGCTTCACAGTCTGTGCAATGTCAGGTGGGCTGTCTACCTGTCTGCGAAGCTAATATGTTAAGCCCTGATACGAACATACACTAAAACAAAACAAAAAGAAAGGGGGCCGAAGCCCCCTTTCGATTAGGCACCGGGAGAACCGTAGATGCCCAATGGGTCAGACACACCGAACGAGTAACGCTCACGAGCTTTGTAGCGAGAGTTACCAGTGTCGAAGTCTGCGTCCATAGAAGTACTCATCGGAGTACGGACGAAGTGCTTCAGACCGTTAGGTACGTCAGTCAGCAGGAACCAAGCGTTCGTATCAGTCAGATAATTGTTCACGCTGTAGCCTTCAGGGATGGAACCCATCGAGCGCAGAGCGTTGATGTCGTTATCTGCGGTCGCAACGCGGCCTTCAGTTTGCAGCAAGCGAGTTGCAACGAACTGTAGGTTCGGCGGAACGATCAGTTTACGAGGCTTAGCTGCGATCAGAAGACCACGCTCGTCGGTCCACTGGCTGATGGCGATAACGGCGGCTTCAAGCGAAGTCTCGTTAAGGTCAGCAGCAACAGTAGGACGGTTCGAGTTGGTTCCGCCAGACACCAGCGGGTGATCGGTAGCACAAAGAGTTTTACCGTCGCCGTAAGTGGTGCCGCTGAACGCGTTGTTCAGCACGGAAGCAGCTTTAACCTGCTTGGTGTAAGCCATTGCGCGAGCCAGCGCTTTGGTGTAACGAGCAGACAGAGAATCATAGAGGTTGTCCTCGATGGCTTCTTCCGTGATGCTGAAACCCATTGCGATGGTTTCGTGCGTATAGCGGGCAGTCCATGCTTCTTGAGCATTGTCATACTCAATAGCAGCGCCTTCATTTTTAACAGGTGCTGCGGAAAAGCCCGATAGCTTAGTTTCTTCCTCAAACGAGCGATCTGAGGATTCAGTTTCGAAGATTTCGGCGTGCTCTTCGCCGTACTTTGCGTACTCCAAACCGAACAAAGCGTTCAGGCCGGGAAGGAGTTCTTTAAGTAACTGGGCGCGTGAAATAGCCATTGTCTACTCCTCCTTATACGCCAGTCGTGTTGTCATACTGATGGCCTGCGTTCCACTTAACGTAGGCTTCCGTATAACCACCCGAACTGTTTTTGGTTTCCTCAACCAAACCGACGATGCGGAAGGGCAGAGTGTTGGTAGTTGCAGACGTATCGGAGATCGCGCAACGGGAGTTACCCGAAGTCGAATCACCAGTGTTGTCTACACCTGCGACGTTTGCACCAATGTCGGTCTGTGCAAGGTCACCAATGGTCGTACCAGACGACACAACAGCAACTTTGAACAGGATGTCAGTGCCATCGGCGACAAATGCCTCGATGTCAGACGCGACAGTGCTCGCAGGGTACGATTGACGCCAGACCTTGTAGCCAAGGTTGGGGTCAGTGTACGTGCAACCAAGAAAGACACCGACAGGTGTCATAGCAGCATCAAACGTATCACGCTCGACGGTGCCTCCGGTAACCAGTTTGACAGCATCTCCGTAGAAAATGGAGGTAGCGTAGCCACTTGCAATCTTGAAGTGACGAGTTACGCCCACGAAAGGAGAGCCGCTCAACAGTTTTACCGGAACTAGGCCGTATGGCCCACTTACAGTAGGATAAGCCATGTTTAGCTCCTATTAGGTTCCGTTACCAAATGTGACCTTCGTTTTGCGATCACTAAAGATCGGCATACGAGGGTCGCTCTCGCGCATTAGGTTGTTATCAACGGACTCCATCTGAGCGCGTGCTTGTTGACCGTAGTGGTCGTTACGCTCTTCTACGAGTTCCGTAGGGGCTTTGCAAAGCATCAAACCACCAATCACGATGTTGTCTTTGAACCGTTCGTTCTCGACAGCAACCATCGTAATCTCTGGGTGGTCTACAGCCTTTACAGGCTCCCAACCTTCACGCAGTTTGGAAGACACATTCGTGGCATCAACCTGACCTTGGGTACTCACACGGACCCAGTGAAATGCGTAACCCGGCTCGGGATTGGGTGACGGTAGCACCTCTGGACGCTGCCAAGCCTTTTTGCGGGTCGTTTTTTCACGAGACTCAGCGTCCCGGTTTATACGATTCTCAGCCATTGTTCTTCCTCATATCTTCTGCAACCTGTTTGGCGTACTGTTCTGGGGTAAGACCCAGCCGTTTTGCTAGTGTAACCTGTGTTTGCGTTAGCCTAATCTTTTTAGGCGCTGTGCTCCGCGTAGCGGGTGCAACCACATTGTTAGATTTGCGTTTTGGCTTCGCCTGTACCTCCGGTTCATCCTCGAAGTTCTCGGGGAATAACTGTCGCATACGAGTGTCAATCCGCTCGTAGTATTCGTCACTCTGAGGGCTGATTCCCTCTTGGACAAGTTTATTATGCAACCCCAGCGCATAGCTTGTCATCTCTATGTCCTGATTGAACCACGGGTTAGCTTCTTGCCAAGCCTCCGCTTTACGGTCCACCTGAACAGGCACTGGAGCGGTTTGTGTTTCCACCTTAACAGGATTTTCGGTTTCCTGTAAAGCTGGTAACTTGAAATTGTTTAGCCTATCGGCCTTAATCTTAGCATTTGTTAAGCTGTCTTGCGCAGCAAGAACGGCATCTGAGTCACCAGCCTCATACGCGTCCTTGTATGCCTTCTTGGCAGCTTCCAACTCAGACGCTGCACTTCTCTTAGCTTGTTCGAGCAGCGCTGTCTGATTTTTGTTTACGTTGGCTTTGAGCTTTTTGTTCTCTTCAACAAGTTGTTGAGACAGTCTTTCCAGCTCTTCACGCTCGCGCAGAGCCTGTTCTTTAGCTCGACGCTCGTCGTGGTAACCCTTGCTGAAATGCTGGATACGCTTGCGGACTTTCTCGGAATACTCTTCCAGCTCGTCCTCAGTAACGTCTTCAGGCGGATCAGAGGGCTTACGATTGCGATCTGCTTTCGGCGTATCGTCAACCACTTCAATCTCATATCCGTCGTCATCAGTATCCATTTCGTCTTCAACGACAAGTGCAGGCTTCTCAGCCTTTGCTTTAGCCTTTTTACCACCAACATCTACTTCCTCCGCACTGGACGGCTCGATTTCGATCTTACGGTCCTTGGCTTCCTCTTCATGAGGAAATTCAAACTCTACTTTTTGAAAGGGCATGGTAACCTCCTTAAACTGCCATGATGCCGCTAGGGTCAGGGATTACAGCTTCAATGGAGTCGTCGTTCATCAGACGGAACTCCTTGCCGTTCACCTTGAAGCGAGTACCTGTGTTCATGCGGAACATCACGTAGTCGCCTTCTTTACACCACGGGCCGTTAGGGAAGCGCTCAGTGTCGGTGTAGGCGTCAGGCCCCATATCCAACACAATGCCCATAATCGACATGATGTACTCTCGGTGCATCACGTCTGAAGTCTTCAGCAGGGTGCTACCTTTGTAATACTTATCGACATCAGGCAGTGCGATAAGGATTCGGTAGCCCGTTGGTTTCGGGAGTTGTGCCTCCCATTCTTCGTCCGTAATTACCCGTTCTTCTACGGGTTCAGCCGCAGCGGCAGCTTCGTCCATTCGCTTCTGTAGCTCAACGGGTACTACGATTTTTTGTGGTTCAGTCATCGTCATTGTCCATATAGTTGCGCGAGAGGTCTTCAATGTATTGCTTGCTGGCTTCAAGACCCCGAATGAGGCCAACAATCTCCCTGTAGTTCGCGTAATCCTTAGCGGACCCCGCGTTCAAGAAGTCTTGTGCAGACGAGATTTGCTCGTCGATGTGTTTTTTAAGCACGTCAAAGACGGTTTTTGCCATTATTCACTCCGCTTAGGTTTGCTCTGCATGAGCTTAGCGATCTCCAAATCGAGCTTGTTGTTGTCCTTGCGGCGGTTTGCGGCTACGCGCACACCCTCCTTCTGGGCATCAAGCTGGAGTTCTTGCTCGTCAATCTGAATTTCCTTCGCTTTAAGCGTTGCGTCGAGGACATCTTTCTGGGCTTTACGCTGCAACTCTGCCTGTTTGAGCTGCATATCTTGAGCATCTTTCTGTGCTTTGCGCTGGACATCTTGAGCCTTGATTTGAAGCTCGGCTTGTTTCTGCTGGAAAATAGGGTCCTGAGCCTGCTGCTGTGCGGCCTGCTGCGCTGCCTGCTGTTGATGTTGTTGCGTAAGCTGCTGTCCTGCATCTGCCACCAATCGTGCCAAGTCCACTTCGATCTGTTCTGGAAGCTCTTCGCCCGGTGGTGGGAGGGGTGCACCCAGCTTCTCCTCGATCTGTTGACGATACTGGAAGCCAAGGTGTTCTGCGATGTGCGCCTGTAGAGACGCCATGATCTGCTGCGCTTGCGGGTTTTGTCCGATCATCTGCGCGATCATCGGGTCCTGCATAAACGACGTGTGGGTCGCAATGTGCGCTGCGTGGTCTTGGTAGATGAACGCCCGCATCGGTTTGCCCGTGAGTGCATCCATGTTCTCGCTGACCGGATCGGTCGGTTTCGCGTCGTCCCGTGTAGGAACAAGTTTGTCTGCGTTCTTGATGCCAAGAACCTCAATCATCTGCCTGTGTAGGGCAGGTAGGTCGTAAATCTGCGGGGCAGACTGCGCCATCTGCAACACCGCTTGGTACTGCACAACGCGCTGCGCCATCGTCGAGCTGTTGGGATCACTGACGGGGATCACGTCCACCATCATGTAGTCCGCTTGACGTGCGCTGATCTCGCCACGGTGCGGCTGGTAGCCGTACTCCGCAGGAGCGTGCTCTGCCATGATTGACTTGAGCATCTTGAACTCTTGCTTCATGGCATAGTGGACACGGGCCTGCACTGCTGCCATCGGCTTCAACGTACGCTCTAGGAGCGCAAGCGTTGTACCCACTGGGGCGTTTGCAGACATGTCCGATATGTTGAGGTCGCTGATAGCGCCCAGACGACGCCCTTCGTTCGTGATCTGGTTCAGCAACGCGAGCAGAGTCTGGCTCGGCTCCTTGTACGGAAGGGGCATGATGTTGTCGCGGATAGACCCCGACGGCACGTCCACATCCTTCCATTCGCCGGGTTCAATCGGCGTATCATCACCCTTGATACGTAGGCCACGAGACTTGAGACCCCCCGGGAGGTTTGAGAGGGTACCAGCGTCTACAAGCTGCCGTATCAAGGATGTGCCCGCCCTCGCGTATCCACCAATGATGTGGATGAGGCCAAGCCCGTAAAACCCAAAACCCGGAACGTAGACGTAGTGCACGAAGTGCTGACGCTTCAGCATCAACTCGTCGTCCTCGTTCCAGTTACGGCGGATTGCCAGAATTTCCCCCGAGCCGCGCTCCAGCGTGACAACGTAAGGTTTGGCAATGTCGTCGTCCGAATCGTCAACCCCGTCGATAACGAGGTCGGCGTGAATTTCGTACAGCGCGTAGCGGTTGTCGTCGGTGAGCGAGAACCCGCCCTCCTCGGCTTTGCGCTCCTCGATGTCACTGTGGTATGGCTCAGGCTCTCCGAGGTCAACGTCGCGGTAGAAGCCCGCAGCCTGTAGCTTGCGTAGCTCGTTCTTGGTCTTGCGCATGACGTGCGTCACACGCTCTGCGGTCTCAATGTGGCTCGCACCATAAGGCACGATCACGTCCTCCGCAGGGATGTAGATAGCCACCTGACGCCCAAGGTTGGGGTCGAAGTAGACCTTCTTGAACGCAGACCCTGCCAGACCCAAGCTGTAGAGCAGGCGCTCGTGCTCGGGGCGATACTCGACCATGCGCTCGGTCAACTCGTAGTTCATGTCCGCTTTGACGCGCTCTGCGGCCTCGATCTTCTCCTTGGATTCGTCCCCAAGGATTTTTGTCTTCACGGGACCTGCGGCGGGGAACACCTCAGACATGGTTTCTGCTTGGAAGCGGATGGCAGCTTCCGCGAGCACTGTGGAGTAGACGCCACACGCGCCTTCCCACGGCTCCGTGCGTTCTTCGTATTTGAAGCCCAGCACGTCCAACCCTTTAACGAATGTATCGGCCCAGTCCTTGCGGCTGTCAGTATCTGCCGTGACCAGACCAATCAAATCCTGCGACAACTCGCGCAGGTGGCTCTCGTCAAGGACCTCGGCGAGGTTCATGTCGAACTCAACAAAGTCCGAGATTTCCGCGTCGGGGATCAACGTAATCTCCATGGAGCCATCGCTCAGCGTGACTGCCTCTGGGTCTACGATCTCAATCTCCAACTCATCGGTCTCTTCACCAATGTCTTCGTCTTCGATCCCCAGCGGGGCGGAGTAGAGTCCTTTTTCTATAGCCATGTTCTAACCTCTTAGTAATACCCGCCGCTTCGCCGCTTAAAGTATCTGATTTCGTCAGGCTCGTCAGTTGGTAGGCGGATGAAGCCCCCCTGCCTGAATCTCATAAGAGCCATCACCGTTGAGTCCACTAAGTCATCATGACTCATAAAAGGAAATCCGGCAATCTCTTCTATCACTTCTTCTGCCCATCTGGTAGGCGGCACCCACACTAGACCCGATGCGACAATATCTGCAACTGAATTCAGTCGAGCTAACTTATCACCTGAGCCACGGTGCGGGGTGTACTCCGACACGGGCAGGCCCATGCGGCGCATTTCTTGGTACAGCGCGGTGCCCGCACTCTTCTTCTCCACGATAAACGCATCGGGGTCCCACTCGCTGTACTCCTCCATCGCAAGCTGTTTCAGCTCTGGAAACTCCATACGCTTCTTGATGCTGTTCAGCAGGATGATGTTATACGCGCTCGTGTCCTCGTTGTAGAACACACCCCACGTCGTCAGTGCAGTGTAGTCGGCACGGTTGTGTGTTTCTGCTGCGGCGTCAAGAGACATAATAATGTACTCGCATGGGGGCGGGTTGTCCTGCTCCCACTGACCCCACCACTCACGCTTGACGATAGACGCCTCTTCGGCGGTGGGCTGCTGCTGATACTGCGCGTTCCACTGGAAGGCTGGCATCGACGCCTTGGTGCGCAGGAGCGCCTCCAAGTCGAAGAACTCAGGCCACAGCGGCTTCTCAACATAACGTGATGTCTTCTTGTCCTGCACCTCAAGGATGGCTGGGAACTCCACCACCTCGTACTGGTCGGCGCGGTTGTTCTTCGCCATGTCCGTCGTCACGCGCCCTGTCAGGTCGTCCATGTGCCAACGGGTCTGGATGATAGCCACACGCCCCCCGGGCATCAGACGCGTACGCGCACCGAAGGTGAACCACTCGTAGGCTTTCTCGAACACCTCGAAGTTGCCGTTAATCACGTCCTGTTCCGAGTGGGGGTCGTCCACGAGCAGGAGGTCAGCACCGCGACCCGCTAGGGCGGACCCGATGCCGCAGGCGTAGTACTCACCGCCGACGTTTGTGTTCCATCTACCTGCTGACTTGCTATCCTGCGCCAGCGATGTGGTAGGAAATACTGATCTATACGCATCCGTAGCAATCAAGTTACGGACCTTCCGGCCAAAATCCACGGCGAGATCGGTGGTGTGGGACACCATCATGACCTTTTTGGTGGGATTCCGCCCCAGAAACCACGCGGGGAACATAATAGATACGAGCTGTGATTTTCCGTGGCGGGGCGGAATATTGACGCAAATACGGTCTTTATCGCCCCGTTCAATCGCCATGAGCATGTCGGCGAGCTTGCGGTGATGGGCACCGACAATGTAATCGGGCTGCATCTTCTTGCAGAACTCGATCAAATCATCAAATGCGGCTTGATTTTCCTTGCGGGTGGTCAATTCCTCCGCCATTCTGTCGATTTCGGCGACTTCTTCTGGCGAAAAACTGTCCAAATTGTCCAGTAGGCGCTGGATGTCTTCTTCTGTGAAGTCTAGCGCCATATCATTCATCGGAATCGTCCTCGATCCCGAGTTCTTCGTCCAAATCTATGGTCTCGCCGTCCACAATCACGGCATCTTCGGGTTCATCCACCGGATTGACCAGCTTTGCCAGCTTAACACGCAGGCTTTCGCGCAGTTCGTCCGTGGTCCGGTGGGTAATCGTGACTTCCGTTTTCTCTGTGAACAGCCCGACGTCCGAAATCTTGCCGAGAAGCTCCAATGCACGGATGCGTACCCGTGGATCAGGGTTCTCAGTCTCTTCGATCAGCTTGTTCGTGACCAAATGGCGCACTTGGGTC